GTATCGCCTGTTTTGTGTCCTGATAGTATTCAAGTAACTCAAAGAAGTGTAGTTGCATTTTTACTTGTATATGCGATTACTTCGTTTCCTATCATTACTGCACCAATAGCAGGTAAGGTAGTAGTATCAGTAGACACAGTTATATCTCAAATAACTATTGGTGCCGTTAATGTTAAGCTACCTATTACTGTTATTGCAAATTTTCATTTATTAAAATTCAATATATTCGACTGAATATATCTTCATGTTAATTCGTTTGATACTTTGCCTTCCAAAAACTCTTGGCTCACTTCATTTATCATATTTCTAACTCTATCGGCGTTGTAAGTGGTAGAATCAGAGTTTTGCTCCATTTCTTCCCAAGTTTTGGTCTTCATTTCTCATAGAGTTACTGCCATTTACTATGTTTTTAGTGATAAATGCGGTTGTAATCGTCTTTTATATTACTCTAAGCCTCATTGAACAATGCTAGTGGCACAATCTATAACAAACCACTTGTTTTTGCTAATTCCATGAGCTTTTTCATTCCTGCCTTGTGGTGGAAGGCTATTCATTTCGATGTAAGAGCTTCTTTGAGATCACACTCCGAAATTACTGGATCAGTTGTATCTGATTCTTCATCTCAATCGACTTCTTCCTCTTCATCTTCTTCAGGATCAGAGTTTTTAACAACTTTTTTACTTTCTTTTTTCTTTGGTGTATTGCCTGCAGCTATTGCTTTTTGAGAATTTGCGATAAATTCTTTTACAGGCATTCACATTATTTTTGTATCTACTCAACAGTCAACAGCGTACATTGCTGCTTCCAGTTTAGAATAAGCCATGAGTTCCGCAAATGTTCTAGAACTCCAGAATTTTCTTGACTTAGACCTCTTTTGCATTTCTTGTGATAAATCTACTGTTGCCATTGGCTAATAATATTAACAAAATAAAGAATCGGATGAGGAGCCACAGCGTTCAAGGACTCCCCATCCTATGCTTACTTTATCTTAGCTAGAAGAGTCAACTCCTTCAGAACCTACGATGAAGTATTCAGCTCCATAGTGATCAGTAGCGAATCCGTTTCTGATGTCTACGATAGATTGATCAGTTTCGTTATTCATGTACTGTTTAACAAGTGGAGAATACAATCTGATGAATTTCAAAGCTTCTGCCATTTTCAAAGCTGGCTTATTAACCAAGAACCACATCGCTGTAGTACCGATCATGTTACCATCTTTATCATATGATCCAAGCTTTTCCATTACTTCTAATTTTACTCTTGATCCTTCAAACATGAAGACATTTTCAACAGCAGCGTTAGAACCAGTTGCTCCGAATTTAGAACCGTTATTCAAGATTACTCTTGCGTTCATTTCTTCGTCTCCAGATACATACAATGTGTATCCTTCTGTTCTAGGCTGATCTACTCTGTCACCATTTTCAAGTCTGATAGCTATATGCTTAGCAATAGCTTCTTTCAAAGTTGTGTCTGAAAGCGCACCAACCTGTAGATTTGAGAAAACTCCACCAGTTGTATAAATGGTATGAGCAGCAGAGAACAAAGGTTGTCCTTTTGGTGTCGCAGAACCTGCACCGTATGCAGTAGTAATGTCGAATCCAAGAGTATAAACCTTAGTACACTCATATTCCATACCCTTATCAGCAGCTAGCATCAATTTCTTAGTCTTTTTAGCTTGGCTTACAAATTCAGCCTTTAGATCGTCTTTAGCTCCGCTCAATGTTTTAGCAGTTCTAAGTCGTTCTCCAAACAAGAAAGAAGATGTGATTTTACCTCCAAATTCTTGGATTTTGTATCCCTTTTCAGGTCATACAGAAAGCTCAATTTCTTCTTTAGTACCATTTTCCAAAATAGCAGGAAGTTCATTAACTCCGTTTACAGAGCTGTATGTTTCCTTTTCTGAAAGAGGTCTAGTGTCTACGAAACCAAGTTGAGCTTTTGCAGCAGTTCCTGATTTTGCCAAGTTGATTTGGTCTACTACTTTGGTGATCATTGGATCCATAAGTTCTGATCCACCACCGTTGAATGTTATTTCGTCAAAAGATGTTACTGTTCCCATTTTTTTTAAAAGTAATAAATTAAAAAGTTCCTTTTATACTAGGAAATAAGATCAGGAGCGATATTAACAATTTGGAATAATCCAAGAGTTGCGCTAATGAATTTCACTAATTGTAATTGTCCATCTGTTACTGATTCAGTTGTACCGTCAACTGTTACTTCATCTGACAAAGAGTAATATTTTCCTTCATCTGCTTGTGTAACTGTACCACCGCTGATAACTACTTCCCAAGTAGTTTGTTCTTTTTGTTCTTCGTATACTACTCTTGCTTGTGCTACAGTTTGATTATCTGCAGCCATTGTAGCATTTTCTTTTGCTACTCCGAGAAGATCTACTCCAACATCACCAAGTACCAAGAAACCTCCTGTCTTAGCCACGAAATCTCTATACTTGAATACTACTGAGTTACCTCCAATAGCACTTACATCACCATTTTCATAGGTGTTTGAATTTACTTTTCTAACCATTTGGATTAAATTTAATAAATTAAAAGATTAAATACGACCGTCTAAAAGGTCGTCTACTTCACCCTTTGCTTTACTCTTCGCAGCTTCTTTGACTTTATCATTACCAGCCATAGATGATGCGTTTGCTATTGCTTTGGATTTCTGGATCTCTTTGATCTTGTCTTCACTGTATCCTGTGGCCAATTTGTAGGCTTTGGATAAATGCTCGTCAAGCTTGTCAACAGAGAATGATTTTAGTTCAGTCCTCTCCGCAAACTCAGACTCAAAAGCTTCTAGCTCTTCTCCAGAAAGTCACAATTTTTCTATGAAAGCCTTCTTCTCATCTTTGATTTTGTTCTCAGAATAGATAGATTTAGCCTTCTGCTCAATAAGCTTTTCATTTGCTACTTCTGGTGTTTCTTCAAATCAGATGGATTCCTTGTACTCTTCTATAGTTTTTCAACCATAGTATTTCTTTAGAATCTCATTAGCTACTTCAGGATTACTTTCTGCAATCTTGATTAAGCTTGTCTGATCTTTTGCTACTGCACCTACTGCATCCAATACAGAATCTGTAAACTTCTTCTCGTTAATAAGCTTTTGTACTCCAGCCTCTTGGTCGGATTTGTACTTGTTAAGAGCTTCTTGTTTAGCAGCCTCTACTTGTTCTGCTGTAAATGTTGTTTTGTCTCCCTCTGCCATTGGTAGTTTAGGATAAAGAATATAAAAGTACTTTAGTTTAGATTACTCCTCTATTGTACTGATGGGACTAACCCCATTATATGATACCCTGAGAAAATAGTATAGCTTTTGAGTTCAGAGGCATCATATAGCGAGGTTAATCGCTATTTGACTAACATTTTCAACCTTTTTTCTTCATAGTTACACTTTCAAAGAATAAAGATATTTTTTTATTTTTGTTTGTATCTGATTATTTTTGCTTTTGGTTTAAATGCTGGGATCATAGCTCATGCTCCATTTTTTGCATTTCACCCTCTATCTTTTCGATCAGAGCTGGCGCTGTTATCGATCTTTGGAGCTTTATATAATTTATTTGGCATCTGCATAGGTTTAGTGGTTTGTGACATTTGTTTCATTGGCTTAGTTGTTTGATAAATTTTCTTCATAGGTTTTGTAGAAATCATAATATTGCAATTAAAAATCTAAAACTATTCTGTAACTTCACTCTTATTCTCCTGTTTGATATGCTTTCCGATAGTGACTATCAGTCATTCGATTCTGCTCAATGCTCAGTCCAGATATGCTATAGTTTCTATTGCGTTTACTGTATTCATGGTTTTCATGACTCACTGTACTATAAGGTACTTATCCCAGTTCAAATAGTCCAATAGCATTTGCAATCCCTTCTGCGATAGATCTCCAAACTTACTTCTGATCTCTTCGATCTTTCTATCAGGGATGATTATATCCTCGTATCTTGTTTTACATTTGAGGAGTTCCTTTTCCATCTGCTGCGCCTTGTATTCATAGAGATTCAATAGCGCCTTGTGCCTCTTGAGGCGTACCAGTCACAGGATTTCAAGCAACTTGTCCATTTGGTCATTGATCAGTAGGTAAAGTAGGTGTTGGAGCTGTTACTGGACTGTTTGCCTCTAGCATAGCTCTAAGCTTCTTGACTTTTTCTATGTTTGCTTGTCTTACCTTATCTTTTCATGTCATGGCTTTGATTTTATCCTCGAATCCATATACATCATTCATCCATTGGTCTAGATCTGCAATATTTACTGAATTTCTTAGTTGTGTCATCATTTCTCCTGATGTATCTAGCGCAGCAAGCTGTGCCATCTTCAATTTGTTATCGATCCGCTTACTTATATTGTCCTTCTTGATCAGCGGCATAGATGAAGTTGTCGAAGGTGTTACTACTTTTACTCATAGGCCTTCTGAAAGACTTCATGGTTTCAGCTCAAAATATCCAAGCTTTCACATATTATCCTCTTTATCTATGATTGTCTTACTTCATTTTGTTTTAACCACTGCATCTTTGATCCTGATGTAAGGATATTCGATCTTTGTGATTTCTTCTTCTCCTTGTTTCACCGTTACTGTTCTGCTGAGAAGTGTTGGCACAAATTGTGCGATATTACTAAGCATTATTGTAAGCGCATTATCCAAGAATATATTCCAGTTCTCATCGACAGATTTATGTCTAATAGCTTTGTTTTCTTCTTGCATCTCTACAATACCAACCTTATCGGATTGCATATCGACTGTGGATCTTACGTTTTCTCCAGTATCTTGTACTACTAGATCATCCAAAATGTTTAGGATAGATACAAGTCCTCAGTTTATTTGAGGTTGCATCTGTTTGATCTGATCAGCTCATACCGCTGTTCTTCGCACGTTTACTCCATTTCATCCTACATTCCAGTCCTCTATTTCACCGCTTGATCATACAATGAAGTTTAGTCATGCGCTCATGCTGGCATTGTCGAGAATCGATTGCATAACTTCAGATTTGAATCACTTGAGGTATTTAATCTTCAGAGGTATTCCGATACCATACAAACTATTCTCATCGGAATAATGTTGGCAAGATTCTATAGGTAATTTACCATGATTATATAGCATCTTTGACTTATGTATAAGCAACTTGTCATTAGGCGCATATATAATGTAGTCTTTGCTTAGTGAGTTGTAGTAGAATCTTATAATAACCTGATTCTTAGCAAACTCATCCTTATTTTTCTTTTGTTTCTCATTGAGTGTAGATTCTTTTAGCTGATCGACATTTTTGTATCCACTATTCTTTCATCGTATGAAGTTTACCTTATCCAATGACATGACTTTTTCTATAATAATATCCTCAGCTTCTTGTATATCTGTTTGGTTGAGACATTTTTCATCCACAAATACACTTCTGATGCTTATGTGTTTTGGAAAAAATTCCCAAGCATCTAAGATGTATGGTTCATAGTTTTCTTTATTTTCTAGAGCTGCTATATCTGGTATCTCTACTCATTTCTTGATCTTGTATTTTAGATTTCTTTTGTTCTCTATTCCTACGAAAGAAAACATGGTACCATATCTGGCCTTTTGTCTTCTCATAATTGGAGCTTCATCGTAGAATCCGCTTCCCTTGTTGTCACCTCCTTCAAGATAGAACTCGGCCGCATATTGTGCTGGTTGTAATTCTTCTACATCTGCCTGTTTACCATCTGGTTGAATATCAAAAATAATCTTACCGCTTGCCCTACCTTCGTAAGTATCGATAAGATTCTGCTCCATTGGTAGATTTACCTGAAGATTACCGTATTGATCTCTTACGGACAATGCGGTGAATTGTTTGTCTGCCTGATCTCGTATCTTTTCTTGCGCTTCTCTTATAGTTGAGCTGGACATATCATTATATCTTTCGTCAAGGAAAGTTATGAGTGCTGAGTCATCCATATCCTCGATAGCTTCTTTTTGTTGGAATAATTTAACCTTTAGATCCTCTTTTGTTATATCGGACATATTCATAATTAGCCCAGATAAAGCTGATTATATGAATGGCTATAGATAAATTTGTTCGGCAAAACTATCTATAGCCGAACATAGATTGTAGCTAGAATATAGAAAAAAACATATAAATCAAGAGATTCTTATGCTTTGACTTCTATAAACTCACCCAGCTCAGCATTCCAAACTTTTCTTGTTCTTGGCGCTCTTGTTTCTCACATGGTTGTTTTTTTTCTGAATACCTCTATTGCCTGTGATATTACGTCTATACAATCGTCATGATCACCATTTGGATATTCTAAGAATTGTGTCTCTAGCTTTCTTATGAATGATGGTTCTGACATATTTCTGTTGAATCTTATCCCCTGCTGGCTCATGATTCCTTCCAAGTTATCCTTTATACGTATCAGCTTGTTGATCTTTGATTCATATAGATATACTGGCGCATGAATCTGATGTAAAATAAGCTCAGCTTTTAGATCTTTTATGAATTGTGTTTGTTTAGTACTTATTGTAGCTGTTTCCACTGATATGAATTTGGGATCAAATCAGTCGGCCACTGCATTATTATACATCACTATAATCGCTTTGATTGTTTTGCTTGGAGCTGAAGTATCAGCATATCAGTCTACTATATAATATTTTTTAGATGTTATGTGTTCTCCTACAAGCGCTACCGCTGCATCATCTGATTGCTCATTTGTACTAAACGCTGGATCCACAAATATGGCACATTTCATATCATTCTTCTTTAGTCCTGACTCAGGATCCTCAAAGTGTGACATGAGAAAGTAATCAAAGTATGATCTCACGAATACTCAGCTACCTGATGTGCTTGGGATCAAAAGATAGTTCTGATTCCACGATGTCTTACCATCTGCTTTCAAAGTAGCTACGATCTTATCATCGAAAACCTCTGGCCATTGGTTCACTCATTTTTCATCGAATAGCGGCTGATGGAATATATTCCATTCAGAAGATTTCTTATACATATTTCTAAATCTTGGCACGATTCCATCTTCATTGATTGTATTTCCAAGGAAAATGATCTTACGCCTTAATGGATCTAGCGCTGGGATTGTCTCACCTAGAATTTTCTTCTCGTTCTGGTTAATAATGTCTGAGTTTGTAACTGACTTTACCACGTCAATATCATCCAATATCAGCAGTGTAGGTCTTGCTGACATTTCTTCTTCCATGTCAAAGGTGTTACTACCTCTGATTGTCTGGCCTAGTGATCTAGCTGAGACCTTTACTCATGTCGTACTTTCAAAGTTACTGGCCGATTTCTTCTCCAGATCTCACTTCTTTTCTACAGGGAATAGATTACCATGATCCTCTACTATTGATTTCTTGAATAGCATCTTGGCGCATTCACGTACTCGCTCCGCCGATAGACTGTCCTCATAAGATTGTACTATGATACTAGGCTCCTTCTTATACGCAATACACCAACATATGAATCATCTGACTATGGTTGTTTTTCTGGATGCTCTGAAGGCCTCAATGAATGTATTCTTGTCGGATTGCATACTCTGCATCCAAAGCTTTTGGAATTTCTTTAGTTTCCATCAAAAATGGTATTGAAACCAAAATCGAAAACTCATTTTTCAATAAGCTACCCTTAGTTTCTTGCTGGATATGATCTCTTCATGTGATATTACCATATTTTAATATATTTTTTACTCTAAAATGCAGCTTTTCTCCATCGTGCCGAATCCAAGGAGAAGCCAAAACTTAGCTTTTCGATGGTTTTTCTTCATCGAGGTCAAATCTATCTAAGATTTTCTTTTTTTCCTCCTCCGTAAGATCTCATCCGTTGAAGTTCTTGTTGGTATTATCCACCTCAATCTTGTCTTTCCATCAGAAATTTTTCATCGCAAAAATGTCTCAACTATTGCCTCTCCTCACTAATCTTTCTTCATAATATTTCTGTATAATCTTCTTTCAATACCTTATTGTCCCGAAAAACTCCTCCTTCCCCTCGTAGTTCAAAAGGGTGTCCGACTCTACTCAAAGGTAGATAGCAAGCCCAGTAACAGTAGGATCCTCGAACCATTGCTTTTGATAAACCTGCTCTCACAAGTTGTTTAATACTGGCATCTTGATTTCCTTGTATCGTACTCTTCTTCTGGTGGTCTCCTCATCTTCCATCATGCCATCATCGTCATTGTCATCATCTGTATCTGGTTCTACTCATTCAAGTTTATAGAAAGTCCTGATCACTTCATATTTGGTCTTCTCGTCTACTGGTATTTCTTTGTATTCATATCTTGGGGATGTGATAGATATACTTTCAAAGTAGTTGTCTATCAGTAGCCTTAGCTCTTCTGGTGTGTCTCGCTTGTTTGGCCTTCATGTGGCATTCTTACCATTTGGCTTCTTTTTGTACGTGTGGATCTCTTTTTTTTTCACTGTACCCTTTACTACCTCCTTCATTTGGTTTAGCAGTTATGTTATAAAACTATTCTTTTTTATTTGCTGCAGAATACAATAGTATGGATCTTCTTCAATGGTATTTTCTCATCGGTAAGCTTCTTGTCATATATTACGCCCCTGAAGTTGTTTTTCAGTATAGATAGGATCTCTTTGAATTTACTGCGATCCTCATCTTGTAAATATGTGAAGTGGTACTCTAGTATGATTTCATCTATTTGTGAAAAGTCTGTAATAGATTTTAATAGCTCATATTCTCATCACTCTATATCCATCTTGATCTTATTCACTCCATGCTCCTCAATTATATCGTTAATGTTTACGCATGGTACCTTTATTTTTTTATCAAATTTGACTACCAATGAGTGTCTGCCTTTGTTCATCCCATCATTCACGTAAAATGTTCTAATACGATCATTGTTTCATACTACTGCGAAATTGTATGCTACCACGTTTATCAGTTTGTTTATGTTTTTCATCAAGATACCAAAATTTTCAGGTTCTGGCTCATATGCATAGACTGACTTTACCCTGTCCGCAATTAAAACAGAAAATGATCATATATTTCCTCATAGATCTAGGAATACGTCTTCGCTATCCAAAGTGATTTGGTTCAAGTATCATTTCACCTCTTCCACAATAGCTTTGTCTTTGGTTCAGTTTCTAGTTATCATTCTGCGGTGTAAATGGTTAAAACTTTATGTATTTATATCTCAATTCATTTGGTATCTTCTTTAGCGCCTTCTCCAAAAGATCGAAGAAGTATATACTCCTTGCTATACCGTCATTGCTACTTACAAACGGTCGATCTAGATCAAAAGGTTCTCTAGAATCATTGTAGATCTTACAATCTGTTTTTTCTCAGAATTGAAGCTCTGATCACTTTATACCGTAATGGTTGCAATACACTGATTTCATAGCTGGTCAGTTGTTGTACTTCTCTAGTGTATATAGCAGCTTATCTTTGTTGAAAATTGCTGGACAATGTGTTTCAAAACTAAGTCCTCATTTGAAGTCATTATATGCTTTCTGTAGTGATAGTCAATAAGAACCTTTTGGTTGTCTGCTTAGATGAGACTCTGCATGAGCTTCCAATGTATTATTAGAGTAGAATCATATGGAATCTATTTTGTTTATGATGTATATGTCATCGTTCATTAATACGAAGTCATCGCTAATCCTCTTGTCCTTACATATGATCTTATACATAGCCATAAGATTCATCCGCTTATCTGGTCAGTCGGTGAATGGTATGTGTGTAAAGTTTTTTACAAATCATGGATCTTCTCAAATTATGTATAGATTGTCATGATCAAAGTTACTTAGAAATTGAAGAGAATATTTCATCTCTATTGAGGCATTATGTCATTTTTTGAATACATATACTATATCCACCATAATACTATGATTGTTTAGATAAAGCATTATTTAGTAAATCATTTTTTGCTTTTTTCTTTGAATCAATTTCTTTTTTTAATGCTTTTCTTGTGTGATCTTTGAATCACTCATCATTTTCTTCTGATTCTGCGACTATCTCTACTTGGTTTTCTGGAGTCTCTAGCCTATTTAATAGGTGCTTTAGATATTTATCCATTTCTTTTTGAGACTCTAGTGAATGTTTATAAAAATCCTTCTGGCTTATCCGTTCTATTTTATATCACTTTGGCTCGATCTTCACATCGCTTATGATGTATTTGTTGAAGATCTTTTTCAGCTCGCTCTTTGCTTTCTTTTTGTCGTTGGTTATGAAATAGGTCTTTGCCATTTACATGGTTAAAAGATAAATATCTGTAGTATATACATAGATTATTTTTTTTCAAGTCTTTTTGCTTTTCTTTCTTTGGTCGCCTCCTTCATCTTCATAGCATATATGTTTCTTATTTCCAAGTCTTTGGCTCTGCGGCATTTATTACAGTATCTTGTTATACACGTTTTCCCTACCAGTTCTTTCTTACACGTCTGGCAATAGAATTTAGGTTTTTGATTTTCTGTTTTATTTCGTTTACCCATGTTTAGATTTATGATCTAAAACTTTGAATCGGATGAGGTGAGGAATTTAACCTCACATGGGGCTGATAGCGGTGAAGCTCATTCACCAGTCCTACCAGTGCCTATACTCACAGCCACTCATCCATAACTAGGGCGGTATTTTCATATCCACCCCATACTTCTTGATAGAATTAATAATCTCTCCAAGTGATCGCTTTAACTGCTCGCATCTGTGCTGTCTGCGCTTCGGTAATAGCCACACTTGCTAGTCTTTTGTGTTCTCATTGCATATTCAATGCATCGACTTTTCTGAAGTCATCCATAATGTCGATAATTTCTGCGAATAGTGTTTTAATTCTTTGTACTCATGCATCATTACTTGGATTAAAAGTAAGTCATACTGCTTTTTCTCAGTAAGTTGGTAGATTTGTCTGCACCTCCTGAGTTGATGTTCATCCTGAAGTTTCTGGTGGCATAATTATATTTTTTAGTAAGTAAAGCTATTTATTCCTTTTTATCGATGCGTTTAGTCGATCCATATTTTTCCTTTTTGACAAACAAGCAATCAATTTTTTGGCATTTGGATAATTTTTAATTTTGGCCATCATTACAAATGAATCATCTAGCCTGATATTTCAATATCAAAAATCAAATATAGAATTTTTTCAAAGTTTTATTAAAATCATTCATTTCATATTTACAAATGGCATCCATCACATTTTTCTAAGAAATCGCACTATAAGTCTTGTTTTGATCAGTCTAAGTCTATGAATCATTTATATTATTTATAATATAAAAATGTTAAACTACTTTGGTAGAAAGTCTTTGATCTTCTCTATTGCTTTCTTTAGCTCTTCAAAATCTTTTAGTTTTTTTACTCTTGCAGCCTCCCATTCTATATTTTCTTTCTTAGCTTCATCAGGATATGGAAAATCATTAGCGATATATTTAGTAAGGTCTTCCTCAAGTACCTCTAATTCTTCTTCATTATCGTATTGTTTCCAAAATGTACCAAAACTATAATCGATTATAGACTCTAGTCTTTCTATACCTAAGATCTCTTTCAGATCTTGTAATAATTTAACAAATGATTTTACATCAAAGTTCATTTTATATTGGTAAAGTTTAAAAGGGGTTTCTATCTCCAAATTACATATTTACAGCATACATTACTCGGTATGCCAGCGAGGGGCGAGAGCACGCCAGCATTCTATATCTTATAGTGTCGTAGTTGCCCACTACGCTGTCATTTATTGTGTACAGGCACATTTATTTTATTAGTCGTACATTTCTCAAATCCATCATCTTGTTGCTCTCTCAACCGTCAGCTCTTGTATAATTAGTCTTTCTGCCTCTTTCTTCTGCCCTCACAAGTGCTTGCGAAGTACCTTTTCTATTCTTTCTTTTAAGATATATCAGTTTTCCAATTTCATATCAATTCTTATGTCATTTATTTCTTTGAGTATCGCTTCCACTACTCATTCAGCTCCTTGGGGCTGTGTATCAAATAAGTGTTCTAATCTTCTAATTGCTTCTTTTTTTTCTTCTTCTGTTGGCTGAAATTTTACAAAATCATTTATTCCCCCTTTGGTTATTCAACTTTCTTGCTTAGGTTCCTCGCACTCTTGTGCTTGGGTGAGGTTCTGCAAGGATTTCAAGTCTTCTATAGCAGTTTTATATCATACTAGCACACCAGCTTCATATTCTGATGGGCGTGGCGTTTGTTTTATCATTTCTTCTCGCTTCTCAATCAATCCACTCACGTCAAGGGGCTGAGATGTATGTCGTTTGATTACTTTCCTTGCATATGTTTCTTTCATATGCTCAGGCGTGGTAGCTAATGTTTCAAGCATTATGGTGATTCGATCTTTGAGTTGGTCTTTCTTCATCTAGGTGGGGTTAGGTGGGTAAAGGGGTTATTTAGTTATGAATTCCATAATTATCTGCTTAGGTAATAAGTTCCGACAATAATAACTAGAACTGAATGTTATCTTCTTTTGATTCTGATACTCTATCCTTTTATCAAACATCAACAATTGCAAATCTTTGTATTTGAATAATTGTTTTGGTGCTGAATCATTCAATCGTGTGTTGCTCATCAATAATGCAAAAGGCTTTCCAAACGATAACGCCCTCTCAAATATCTCTCTTTTGCCTGTGAATGGTGGATTGCTTACAATAATATCTCGTTGAGGTGGCTCATAAGTAAAGAAGTCTTGTCAGTCATCTATATGTGAGTACACCACCTCGAATCATTCTTGAATCAACATCTTAACAAAATTACTATTCTTATCGTCAAAGGGACACCAGATTATTTTGTCCTTAGGCAGATACTTCATAATAGGAATAACTCAATACTCTGGAGTATAACATTCATCATTGCCTCATTCAGAATATAATACCTTTCAACTATCTATCATCGGGGGTGGTTTGTTTAGGGGTAAAAGTGAACTTGTCCTGCGAGGGGGTTAGTCTTCTTCTGTTTTGAATGCTGGTAATACTCATAAATAAAAGTATCTGTCATTGTAGAAACTCACAGTATCGTATGTTGGTACTCAGTTAGTGTCTTTTCATCGTGCTTCTCATCATTGCAAAATATTATTATTGATGTATGATGGTCAGACAACTTCTCATATATAATTATATAACTCCTCATCTATCTCACAAGGTAATGGTATAAATTCATCAAGTTGTAGTCAGGATTTATCCCATTGTTTTTTAGTTTTTCTCATTATCTCCTATACTTAAATAATAAAAACACCTATGCTCTTACTTAAATGAGGGCTATCGGGGATTTCTCCCCAACTTTATTCTTTTATAATCTTCACATTCTTACCGAACATTTTACATACATCGCTCATCGTCACTTCTGTTATTGCTTCGTCAATAGAAATTCATGTGATTTCAAAGAACAACTTTTTATCAAAGTGAGGTAAATCTGTAAACTCTTTCTTCTCCTTGCCGCTTAATTTATTCCAAGCAATATTCCACGCTCTTTTGTATCTTACATCATACGACAAATCTTTGTCAAATTCTAGCTTGATACTTGGTACTGATATTTCATCAAACTCGTCTTTTGTTATTTGCACATTGAAAATACAATACTGCTTATGGTATCAATCTCATTTACTCTCAAATTTTCATTCTCATTTGCAGAAAATCATATCTTCAGACTGACGTAATCAGTAGCAGTAGTCGCAGGAGCTGCAGGAGTTGCAGTAATTGCAGTAATTGCAGTAGTAGCAGTAATTGCAGTAATTGCAGGAGCTGCAGGAGTTGCAGGAGTCGCAGGAGCTGCAGGAGTTGCAGGAGTTGCAGGAGCTGCAGGAGTTGCAGTTTAAATTATCACTCATTAGTGTATTTGTAAAAGGTTAAAATTATATCGGGGGATCGCTCCCCATTTTCTTACCTAGATAAGAAATCTATCATCTCTTGCATTTGTCATTCACATTCTTTGAAGTGTGGACAATTGTTAAGGCAGACTCTTAGTAGGTCTTTAGTTCTAGTCACTACTCTTTGTTCGTGCTTTTTCTCCTTGTCTTTTGTTATTAGGACTGGTTCTCCTTCTTGGGTGATTTTCTCTCGCATACAATCTTCTTTGGTTGGTTTCATTGGTGCTTAGTGTGAAAGGTTAAAAAGTTATTTATTTGTCCACTTAATTATTCTATGTGTATTATCCCATTCCTCAGATTATTTTATATGTTCTGTACTTTCAATCATAACAGAGTATCTTTCTAAATTCATGTACATTTTCTCGCTTTCACATTATATTGCATCATTCTACTTTTCGTTTTTTAATCATTCACAATATGCTTCTTGAAGTATCAAATCTCCAATATCTAAATGGTCTTGTTGTTGGGAATTTGAATTTTTCATCATTTGGAAGTTTATATCTTTTGAGCTTTCCGTGCTTACGCTTGAAATCTGTATTTATCCAATTTCAAGTTCAATCTCGTGCTTTTCGCATTACTTATTTTGTAGGTTATAAATATAATTGTCTCAGCTAGTCATTTCTCATAAGTGGGTAAATGGAAGTAAATCAGCGGTGACTGAGAATCGAACTCAGGTACGAAGCTTTGAAGGCTCCATCACTAACCATTGTGATACCACCGCAAATCGAGGAGCGTGAGATTTGAACTCACTACTAGCGGATCATAGGATATCCTATCCGTACTAATCTTCCATACAAGCAAGAACAGAGTGATTACTGGTAACCTGTATCTTTACTCCTATATCGTTAAGTAAATTTATGTTGGTAGGGGGTGGATTTCCACCACTATGCCCAATTCTCTGAGCCACTATGTTTTTATGTCATAGACCTCTACCATATAATGGTAATAGCTAAATATGTTGCAACGTCTGATAATAATAGCTGTGTAAGAATCCTAGCTTAGGATTATATGTGTCTTGCATTTTATGTAGTCGGATTGCCCTTCACATTCTGCCATTGAAGTCTTGGTAAGGGTGGATCTGCTCAAATTCATTATGTGCTTCTCGTGCATCCATATCAGATAGTTTTTCAAAAAACCAATATAGACGTTTTCATATTTCTAGCCAAGTTGGTGGAATATGATTTCCTACTCTAACATTACAGGTTCTCCACTTACCAGACCGATCTTGATTTCACGATACTACCCTATGGTATTCGTGTAGGTTTTCTTCTGTCAAATCATTTGCTAGGAATTTCTCTAGAGCTTCGACATCAGGGCTAATATGATCCTCACCTTCTATGTGGTTGGATTCTGAAATAAATCTCTGAAGAGAATAATATTTAATATTTGTCATATTATTTATATTTTAGTGCATTAAAATAATTCTTTATACCACAAACCTCTATGTAATCAAATTTATGCTCATCAGTATTTGGTATTTTATCACACTCTAGAAAAGCATCCTCTGAGCTTCGACATCATACACTATTACAGTAAGTATCTGATTGATACGTAGAATCCGTAGAATCCGTGTAATACTCAGAATCCTTCAGATTGTAAATTTCATTTCCGCATACTTCAGAGATCTGCAGAGAAATTCACGAAAGAGATTCTTGGATAGCTTGAGTGTCGGAGTCATATATTCAATATTGTGTAAGAGCCTTCTCCAAATTATATACTAAACCGTTCAGGACTAGCATTATTAAGCAAAAAAATAGTATTCGTTGGTATCGTTTCATGATTACGATCTAGTTAGATAGTTAAAAATTCATAGACTTATTTCTCAGTATGTAAATTGATGTCACTCAATAGTTATAATAGCTCATCATATCTTTGGATCTTTATGAGGTATTTTTTTGACATCATTTCACATATTGTATAATGTTCATATTATTCAAGCCTCCTGAGATATATCCACTCATGATAGTCACCACCTGTGAAT